CTCCCTTTTAAAAATTTTTATCTAGAAAGACATGGGGAAACCAATCCCCATGTCCCAAATTTATTAGGCTCAATTAGTATGCCAAAACAGCAGGTATCAGAGATACAGTTCTTGTTGGGTCATATACAAGAGCACCCAGAGTTGCCATTCTGTGAATAGTTGCACTATCCTCATCATGTGACATATATGGGTTGTTGTAAGAACCGTCAAACGGATTTCTTAGACCCCACTCATAACCGTGAACCTCAGGTCTGTTCTTAGCTTCTACTTTGCAGATGTTTTTCTCCTTTGTAGTACCAATGTCCCAAATATCAAATCTGCTTGACTGAGCAGGCTTACCATCCAAAAGGATTTTGTTTCTTACTCTGTCATCATACATTGGGTCTACATCAACCTTAACAGTAATGCCATTAGGAGCCATCCACTCTGTGAACTGATAACCAGCCTTCAGAGCATTTCTGTGCAGAGGAGAAGTTGTTTTAGAGATTGCACCAATACCATCAGCATTGATAGTCATGTTGGTCCAACCACTAGTTTCCTCTTTAACAGCTTTGTGGAACTTAATTGCACCTTGCTGACCAGTTTTCAGAACGAATGTTCTGTCACCAAAGCCAATCTTATTTTCTGTTAGGTCATAAAGAACATCTTCAATAAGACCAAGAGCGAATAGGTTGTAATATTGAGTATTTGCAACCTCTAACTGAGGATAAATACCATCACCGATTTTCAGAACTTCACCTGAGAAGTCAAAACCAAGATATTCACCGTTAGAGTTTCTATTGCTTCTTGCATAAGCAACGAGATTTGCTTTGTACTCACTCCATGTTTTCTCAAGTTCCCAGTCTTCGATGTGCATCCAAGCTGTAGAAGTAACAGCTTTACCATCTGAATTAACCATTGGAATTGCCATAGCAATCTTTTGGTCCATCATATCACCTGACAGTTTGTCAGTGATTCTGATTTGTGAGAACTCGTTTCTTACAGAAGCAGGAGTTGCGTGTCTTACACCACCGACTTTTCTTGACAAGCCTCTTGAAACAGGAGCATATTCATAAGAGAATCTCTTACCAGGCAAAAGTTGCTCGAAAGGAACACCTTTTACATTAGCTGCCAAAAGTTCTACTGTATAAACAGCATCTGTACCTTCAAGTTTCGGGTCATCAAGAATTCTGAAAGGATAAGCTTCATTCAGCTCACCAACAATAACCTCACCCTTGAAGAACCAAGCTTGCTCAAATACAAGTTCAAATGTAGTTCTGCCAGAACCAACCATACCGTTGTTAGCAGAGTAAGCACTTGTGATAACAGTACCTGATTCATCTCTCGCCTCTTTCAAAGGCATGTTTCTTCTAGCACTGCCAACCAAATCCCATGTATAATCAGCATCTGTCTCAAAAGTCTTAGCTCCGAACTGAGACAGGAAGATGTCCAAGTTCTTACCATAATTGACTGCCAACAGCTCAATCATAACAGGACTTGCTTGCTGAGGTGCCATTTGCAACATTGAACCCAAGTGATTAGCTTTTGTGATTGAAGATGCCCAACCCTTAAAAGCCATTGCTTGAAATTGTTTTAATGTACCAGCCATAAATAGTTCTATTTATAATTGTGATTTGTTTATCTTTGCCATGTTTCAGGTGGAGCAAATTGTAAACCGCTTCCTCTAAAGTTTGAGTCTGGGTCTTTACCTCCAAAGAGATTTAAACCTCCTGACGGATTTCTTTGAGTGTTGTTCACAAGATTCTCCAACTCTTGCATTGCTTTTTTCTTTTCTTTCTTAACAGATTGTTTTAGAACATTACCCATATTCTTAAAGCCATCTGTCATTGTGAAGAGAAGAGCGACTTTCATTTGGAAGTCAGCAGGGTTTTCAGAGATATACTTTTGTATTTCTGACTGGTATGTTCCTTGTTCAGTTCTATGAGTAGGTCTCATCCAGTTATCAAAGGCAAGTTTTCTTGTCTTCTCATCAACCTCAATGTCTCCCAGAATGTTTTTCTCCGTAAGAAGAGTATTCTTAAATCTCTTAATTTCCTCTTCTTGCTGTTTCCTTCTGTTTTGTACTGCGTTTTTGCCTTCTTCAATCTTTCTCTGATATTCCTCTTTATAAGAAGTCTTCAGAGCTTCAAGATATTCTTTAGCATCTTCAACATCAGTACCACCATTAACAGCTCTTTCAGCCATCTTCTTAGCCTTATCCTCACTTTCACCAAGATTCATGTAGTATTGTTCGATAAGACCTCTTCTCAACTTTTCACCATCAGCTGTTTCTGCTGTAAGCATTTCCTCAGTAACTGTG